AAAACAAATTGAATAGATGGTATGACTATAATTTAGCTACAACTGCTATAAATGATAGAGTCGCTCCTTATTCACTATATAGTAGTAATATTATTGAAGATGTAGATCCGTCAGCAGCTGCTTATAATAATCCTTTTAAAACAGCTATTTTACAATTAAATGGCAATGATCGTTTTGCAGAACGAGGAGGATTATACTTCACACACGTTCAACCTTATCAACATCACACTTGCATTCCAGTTAATAATCCTATAAATGTATACTCATTTGCTCTTAAACCAGAGGACCATCAACCAAGCGGCACTCTTAATATGTCTCGTATCGACACTGCAACTTTAATGGTTGATGTTAAAGATCCTACGCTAGAGACTGGTACTCCGACTGCGACTGAATTTAAATACGAGGGTATTAATATATATGCGGTAAATTACAACGTATTACGTATATTATCTGGAATGGGTGGTTTAGCGTATTCTAATTAGTTATAATAAAATGTGTTATATAATTCCCTTTTTTTTTTCTCCTCTAATAGTATAAAGAATATAGCGTAAATGGGTGGTGGTCTTCTTCAATTAGTAGCTTATGGTGCTCAGGATGTTTATTTAACTGGTAATCCTCAAATTACCTTTTTTAAAGTTGTTTATCGTCGTCATACTAACTTTGCTATTGAAGCCATTCAACAAACTTTTAACGGAACTCCTACTTTTGGTAATCGTGTAACTTGCCAAATATCAAGAAATGGCGATTTAATACATCGCATATATTTATCTGTACTTGATTATACTTCAGGCAGTGCTGCCGGTGCAACTGTTTGTCCTTATTTCGGTCTTCGCTTAATTGATTATGTAGAAATTGAAATAGGTGGTCAAAAAATAGATAAACATTATTCTCATTGGATGTATGTATGGAATGAACTTTCATTACCTAAAGCTAAAAAAGAAGCTTATCAAAAAATGGTTGGCGCCAATAAAACTGTTGGTAAATTAGAAAAAGCTGATCTACATATACCTTTAGAATTCTGGTTTTGCCGTAATGTAGGTCTAGCACTACCTTTAATTGCTCTACAATACCACGAAGTTAAGATAAATATTTTATTCCAAGATAAAGCAAAATGTCAAGGTTCAACTAATGTTATAAATGAATTATCATCTGTAAATTTATGGGTTGATTACATATTTTTAGACACCGATGAACGCAGAAGATTTGCTCAATTATCTCACGAATATTTAATAGAACAATTGCAATTTACTGGTGCTGAAACTGTAAATGCCGTAAACATGAAACCCAAACTATCTTTTAATCATCCTTGCAAAGAATTAGTCTGGTTTTCTGCTTGCGATCATGGGGATGCGAATAATAATTGGATAAATTATTCTACTACACCAAACACTTATACTACCAATGGTGAAATATATCCACCAACATCTGCGGTTAGAAGTAAAAATCCTGTTGCATCCGCTAAACTTGTATTAAATGGCAATGATCGCTTTTCCTCAAGACCTGGTTCTTATTTCAATTTAATACAACCTTATCAACATCACGAAAATATTCCCCAAAACCCTGGTATCAATGTATATTCATTTGCTCTAAAACCCGAAGAACATCAACCAAGCGGTACTCTCAATATGTCTCGTATTGATACTGCTGTTCTTAATTTAGATATGGACAGTACATATGTAAGCAATGCTTCTTCTAAAAATCTTCATGTATATGCTGTTAATTATAACGTATTACGCATATTATCGGGTATGGGAGGTTTAGCATATTCTAATTAAATTATATTAATTATCTTATACGTTGTTAAATTGCTATAATATCCCTTTTTTTTTTCTCCTCTAATAGTATAAAGAATATAGCGTAAATGGGTGGTGGTCTTCTTCAATTAGTAGCTTATGGTGCTCAGGATGTTTATTTAACTGGTAATCCTCAAATTACCTTTTTCAAAGTTGTTTATCGTCGTCATACTAACTTCGCTATTGAAGCTATTGAACAAACAGCTACAGGAAGTAATTCGCTAGGTTCACGTGCAACTTTTCAACTAACCCGTAATGGCGATTTAATACACCGTATTTATTTTTACGGAAAAATAAAAAATAAAGCTTCAGGAACTGCTGCCTCGAACAAAGTAGCTTTAGTTCCTAATTTTGGACAAAAATTATTAAAAACTATTGAACTTGAAATCGGGGGTCAACGTATAGATAAACATTATTCTGAATGGTTATACATATGGAATGAGTTATCTTTACCTATGGGCAAACGCGAAGGTTATCATAAAATGATTGGTGGAAATTCATCAAATAATTGTACACTATTAAATGCGACTGAATCTTATGAATTATATGTTCCTTTAGAATTCTGGTTTTGCCGCAATGTAGGTCTAGCACTTCCCTTAATAGCTCTTCAATATCACGAAGTCAAAATAAATATTGAATATGAATCTGCTGCTAACTTATTTGATAAAGATGCTAAAAATACAACTTTTGAAAGTAACACCACAAACAACACCTACACTGTAAATGATATAGTTTTAGAAGATCCTAAATTATGGGTTGACTATATATTCTTAGATACAGATGAACGCAGAAGATTTGCTCAATTATCGCACGAATATTTAATTGAACAATTACAATTCACTGGAACTGATAATATAACGGCTTCTAGTTCTGCTGATGGTATGAAAAGTATGCGTATGAATTTTAATCATCCTTGCAAAGAACTTGTATGGGCTATTAAAAAGACTGAAGAAGGTGTATATTGGAATAACTTTTCTACTGCAAACCCATTATCATCAACTGCCACTCTCAACGATTATTATAATTCAACAAATCCAGTAATGCAAGCTAAAATAATGCTTAATGGCAATGATCGTTTTGCGCAAAGAAGAGGCGACTATTTTTCATTAGTCCAACCTTACCAACATCACGAAAATACTCCTGATGATTTCCATAAAGGCATCAATGTTTATTCATTCGCTCTAAAACCCGAAGAACATCAACCAAGTGGCACTCTCAATATGTCTCGTATAGATACTGCGGTTCTTTCATTATCATCACATATAGCTGGAAATATCTACATATATGCAGTAAATTACAATGTATTACGTATATTATCTGGTATGGGTGGTCTTGCCTATTCTAATTAAATATAATGTTTACGATATATCAACGATAAAATATTTTCGTTTTTTAATTTATAATTATTATCTATTGATAACATTATATTATATAACGTTTTTGATATTTGTATTGATGCCTTATGAATATCATTATTAGTCAGATTATATTTATTTCTTTGATTAAAATAATATAAAATAATATCTTCTAAATAAGGTAAGCATCCTTTATTCATTGAATCTGTATATTTACACACATTTATTTTATATGTTATATACAAATTTTCTTTATTTGTAAAACTTCTAATATTATTTACACTATTCCTAACCTTATTTAGTATTTTCTTATAATTATTATTCTCATAACTAATTTTTTTAGTTAAATAACATTTTAACATATCACAATTATACTTATTTTTCTTCTCTATCACTATACTTCTGAATTTCGTCTCTCTTTCAACAAAGATATTAGAAGACTTATTTATCTCGCTCAACTTTTTAAGTTCGCAATAGGTTTGCAAATACTTAACAATATTTGAATAATAATCCTTATCAGTAAAGTCCATTAGAATTAATTATATTAATTATAAATTCTTCTATATAAATCAATTTTTAATATTTGTTTTATAAATTAAATATTATTAAATTAAAAAAATAATATATAACGCATAACATATACTTTAAAATACAAAGTAATCGTAACTAATCATCGCATATTACAACCTCTTTAATATATGGTGCTAAAATTTCATCTACAATAAATTCTGGTTTAAAGTCATCGTAATTCATGAAAATTTTAAGAAGTTGTTCAGAAAATCCAGAAACAATCGCAGTACCTTCGGTATTGCAATTTACAGGGAAAACTTCTTTGCTATTAGAATTGAGGTTCCAGAATATAAATTTAGGAGCATCATAATTATTTTCCTTATATTTTTTAACAATAGTTTTATATACTGTATCTAATGAATTATTAGGATCATTATCATCAAAATTGTTTCTTTGATTGCTACAAGCATTATTAAATTGCATATCAGTAAATACAAACATTTTTTTAGGCATATTTTCTTGCGGAACATTTAACAATTTTGTATAATTTATAATTAATTCATTGCATTTAACAAAATTTGTACTAAAACCATATTCAATATTTAGAAGATTTGTGATGCATTCATGAAGAGTTGGAATTAAACATGTATCTTTATCAAGTTTATCAGACAAATTTACAATTTCTGGCTCTTCGCTAAAAGTAATTAATTTATTCTTAAATTGTCCTGTGCAACAAATAGATGTAATAATTCCTAGAGCAATAGCAACTTGTGCAGGAATAGTTCCGTTTTCTGCATTAAACATAGACCCTGATAAATCTACAACAGAGATAGTATTATTAAAATTACCAGAATTTTTAACATTTTCAATAATTGTTCTCCATTGCATTTCTGTAGTTTCGCATATAGGAACATTATCAAGACATCTCAGATCTGCAATATAATTACCTACCAATTCGTGAGGAAGAATTCCAGTAACATTTATCTTCTTCTTATTATTTTTTACATCTTCAAGATATTGTCTATATCTTGCTTCATCATGTTTAATGAATGTATTTTTTAAATTTTTTGACGCAACTGCTGGAACACTTTCATAATTAATATCACTCCATTTTTGTTCGCACAATTTTTTTTCTACAATATCAATATGCGCTCTTAAAGGTACTAAATACTCTTTTCTATATTTTTCCATTTTATTTGCATCTTTGCTCCCATAAATAATTGAAGCAATTTTTTTTGCATAATGTCTCCTTTTATCGTACTTATCATTTTCGCTCGATGCCCATTTAGCACATAGAGATACGCTTTTATTATTACTCAAATTCACTTTATCTTCAATTAATTTATAAGCGAATAGTGCAAGTTCATGCTTTTGATCAGAACTCTTTAACTTATATCCAATATAATTGAGGTCCTTCCAGCATCCATATTTTTCAATATATTTTTTAATATTATTTAAATATGTAGTAAATTTATTTTTTCTCAACCACAACATAGCATCGTTTGCTACTTTTTTTTCTTTTTTTCCCTTGTCTCTATCACGACCATTAAAGATAATTGCTACTGTTTTTTTAGGATCTTCTATCCAACACTTTTCAAGATAATCGTAACTAGTTTTAATATCTAAATCTCTCATAAATAACATAAAATAATCAACAATGATATTATTTGTACTTTTTAAGGCAATTCCTCCATTGTCAGTAGTAGTAATATTATTCTCAAGTTGCATACTTGTTTTATATTAATATATAATTAATCATTTATATCAATTTTTATTATATTTAGAAAAAATAAGAATTATTAAAATTATTTAGGCAGCAGTAGCTTGAGCTTGTTTGCTTGCTGATGGTGGAAAATGATGTGAGATTAGTTTTTGTAGAATAAAATAATTGATATCCTCTTGGTCTCCAACATTTAGAATTTTTTTAAGTTTATCATCAGGTAGAATAAAACGCTTGTTCTCTGGTTTGTTGAGGTTATGTTCCTTTACATAAGTATTGATGAAACGAGTAATGTCGGTACGCGATTTCTCAGTGCCGTGAGGAACACCGATAAAATCACATAGTTCATCTGAAATTTTATTAGGTTTGGCAAATCCTGAAGGAGAGTTCTTAGCATTTTGACGTTTCTTTTGGGCTTTCTCGATAATTTTTTGTTGTTTGTCATATTCCTTGCTTAGAACTTTTAGAAGCGCTTGAACTTCTTTGAAACTAGTGAAAAGAGTATTCACTTTTTCGATAATAGTACCAACTAGGTTATCTTTAACGGGAGTACCGTCTACATTTACAGGAACGCTAGAATCAGGTTCGACAGTTTCAGGTGCACTTATTGCAACAGTCTTAGGAACTTTAGCGTCTTTTGGAACAGGTGTTTTATCTTCAACTACTTTTGAAACAACGCCTTTTTTAGGAGGTTGTTTCAATTCTACAGGTGGTACAGGAGGTACTACTGGAGAAGGGGTCGGTGCAGATTGAGCAGGTTTTTTAGTTTGCGCCATTATGTATTCAGTTTATGAATACATATATTATTATATGTTTATATCATTTTATAACATCACAATTATATTTTATTTATAATAGTTAAATAATGAAAATAAAACGCATTGGTACTTATATTACAGGATTTAAATACTATAAAAATGATATAGAAATTACTGATAACATTTTGATAGAAAAAATAAAGAAAATGAAAATTCCTCCTGCGTATAATAATGTTACAATAGTTAATAATAAGAAAATACTGGCATATGGATATGATAGTAAAAATAGAAAACAGATTATATATAATCCTAAATATATAAATATTCAAAATTGCAAAAAATACAATAAGATAGAAGATTGTAATAAATATTTTTTGAAAATAAAGAATTGTATTTCTAAGGATATAAAATCTACTGATGAAAAAACTAAAATTAATGCTATGATTATAACATTAATATTATGCTGCGGTTTTAGAATTGGTAATAAAAAATACGAAAAAGAAAATAATTCATATGGAATTACTACATTAAAATTATCTCATATAAATTGTGATAATAAAAATTGCCATATAATTTTTGATTTTATCGGCAAAAAAGGTGTTCGTAATAAATCTGTATGTAAGAATAAATATATATATCAGTATATATCTAAAAAATTAATAGCATATCAAGATAATAAAGAAATTGATGAATATATATTTACTTGCAATAATATTCGCATAAATTCAACTGATGTTAATAATTATTTGATAGATAAATTAGGTGTAAAAATTACTTCTAAAGATTTGCGTACATGGAATGCTAATAATTTATTTACTAAATTTTTAAATAAATCAAATAATTGCAAAAATTTAATTAAAAAAGCTTTAGAATTAACCGCTATTGAATTACATAATACCCCTGCTGTATGTAAAAATAGTTATATTGATCCAAGAATTATTGAATATGCAAAAAATCAAATAATTAATAAAAATTGACTTTTTTATTATTATATAATAATAAGATATATATTTATTATTAATAAATAGTTATGGATATCGATATTGTTAATATTAATATTGAAGAAATGCTAGTTTATCGCGGTGATGATGTTTCCATATTTAAAGAACACTTATTATCTATGAATAAAGAAGATTTCGAGACAGATAGAAATGTTATTGATATTCAAACTTCCAATACATCTGTAATTTATGCTCTTACTAAAAAATTAAGAAAAATGATAATTGATGAATTAAAAGAAAAAATAAAAGACAGTAATAATACTAACGATTTTACTAGTAAATATGGGTCAAAAAATAATGTTATATTAATATTTAATAATGAATCAATATCAACAACAGTAAAATCCTTATTAAATAAATATGACAAACTTTTCC